TAATAAGAAATCAGTTTTTCTCTACCTTCTACCATAAAAACATAATATAATTCCCGTTCGGGAATTAATTCATTCATTTTCTAATAGGCAATGGTGTACGATTGTTGGAAGAATTGATATTATTCCCGTTCGGGAATAAGTAGATGTGAACATGAGTAACAATTTGTGCCAAGAAATAGGTGATTTCGTTCTAAATAAAATATTTTTGTGAAAATTTCTTTTTTCGCTTGACTTTTATAAAAATTGGGGTATAATTATTTAATCGTACTACTTGAAAGACATACACACACAAAAAGGTTCAGTTGGTTGAACGTTACTTCCTAAGTAAAAGGATCGGTTCGATTCCGATTTTTGTATCAAACAGTTTTTCAGACTTGAACGATTTTTATGGTTTGTAGCTTAATAAAAAGCGCCTGCTTGTTATGAGTAGGAGAAGTTAGGTTTAAATCCTGACCAAACCGCTTAACTGAACGTTGAGGAATCTGGTTACCTCGTCGGTTTTGGGAACCGAAGCATGCTCGTTCAAATCGAGTCGTTCAGACTTTAAAGGAATACTGGTTCGACTTTTGGCGTATAATATATCAAATATTGTACAGCCAAAAAGGAAATATCATGAACAATTATACTAAAGAAATTTTGGAAGAGGCGGTTAAAAACTCATATTCTATTAACGATGTATTAAGATATTTGGGTTTGAGGTTAACTTGTGGTTCTCATGCTTATATAAGTAAGAGAATCAAATATTTTGAAATTGATAAATCTCATTTTAGAACAAAAAAGAATTTAGTTCCTAGAAATAAATTAGCTTGGCAAGATGTTTTGGTTAAAAACAAAAAAGATCGACGAGAACAAGCATATATATTAAGACGATGTTTAATTGATTATGGAAAAGAATATAAATGCTACCAATGTAAAATTAAAGAATGGAACAATAAACTATTAGTTTTACAGGTATATCATTTAGATAGAGATTTTACTAATAACCAACCAGAAAATTTAGAATTTATATGTCCTAATTGTTATTCTCAACTAAAAGGTACATATGGAAGAAATAGTAAAATAACTTTAGACGGCATAACAACGAAAACACACAATAAAAAATATAAAACCAAAAAAATAAAATGTTCTAGTATTCCTAGTAAATATAAATTGATTGAACAATTAAGAAATTTTAATAAAATATCAAAGTATTATAACATTAGTGATAACAGAATAAGAAAATGGGGTAAAAGATATAACATACCAACTCATACCAAAGATATAAGAGATTATATTGACAAGTATGGTTTTGGTAAATAATACTGGCCTTGAAGTGTAATGTTTTTGCATGTCAATCTTTTAAATTGTACGGACAGAGTTAAATTCTCTGCGGGGCCACTTGGGGAAGTAGCTAAATAGTAGTTATTTTGTTTTAATGACTTATACCTTTTTAGGTACTTACTTTTGAAACATACAAACAAAAGGAAAAGCGTTAGTATTGAAAAACTAAAGTTTCTGGTTCGAGTCCAGACTTCCCCGCTTTGCCGAAGAAAGAGCGTTATACGTAGAGATAACTTTTACTTTATTGAGTAATTTACCTTCTTCTACTTACAAACAAACGGTTAAAAACTTTACCTTTAATTAAGTTTATGTTGGTTCGAGTCCAACCTTCGGCACTTTAAAAACTGTATCAAGATAGTAACATACAAACATCCCAAAGGGTCTTGGGTAATAGGCTCAACATTTTTTCTTTGAAGTTATTATCGCTCATACAGTTTAATGGGAGTACTGGGAATTGGTGATCCTCGCTCTCTGTAAAAGAGTTGCTTAGGCTATACCGGTTCAAATCCGGCTGCTCCCACTTGGAAGGACCGATATTGGCGTATCAAGCTTTCTTGAAAAAAGTGGTGCGGTTAGTACCCGCATTTGGGGTTCGACTCCTCATCCTTCCGCTCATAAGACAGGACTTTACATAAGGAACAATAAAATGAGATTTCTACTTATCTTTGTGTTTTCTACACTAACATCTACTCTTTTTGCCGATCAAGATTTAGCTCGTAAATTACAAGAAATGAGCGTTACTATTAAATCTAATAATTCTCAGGGGTCTGGCGTAATTTTTACTAGAGAAGTGTCTCCGACGAAAGATTCTACAGAAAAAGAAAAAATTAATTTTGTATGGACCGCCGCACATGTAGTTGAAAATTTAAGAAGTACCAGAGAGGTTATTGATTCTGATGGACGATCAAGAACTGTAGTTGAATTCAAAGAACCTTCTATAGTAAAAGAGTTGATAGAAAGCGGTAGAAGAGTTGGTGAATTAGAAATGGACGCAAAAGTCATTAAGTATTCAGACGCTAAAAATGGACACGATTTAGCCTTACTTATGTTAAGAAAAAGAAATTTTGTGGATGTTTCAGCAAAATTTCATTTAGAAGAACCTGGGATATTACCGGCGGGAACTAGACTATTTCATGTCGGTTCACTATATGGGCAGGTGGGTGCCAATTCTTTAACAACAGGTATCATATCACAAGTAGGTAGAGTAATTAGTTTGGGTAATGGTGACAGGACTATATTTGACCAAACTACAGCAACGGCATTTCCTGGTAGTTCTGGCGGTGGAGTTTTCATAGCCGACTTAGATGGTCATGAAGGTGAATATTGTGGTATGTTGGTTAGGGGTTCTGGTGAAACTTTTAACCTAATAGTTCCTATCAGAAGAATGAAAAAGTGGGCAAACGAAGTGGAAATTGGTTGGGCTATTGATCCTAAAATACCCGTGCCTCCTTTAAGTGAAATTCTTAAAATAGATATTGAAGATATTGGTGTAAAATTTGATTCAATGAAAGCTGAGAATTATAGGGATGTTATACCTAAACCATTAATAAAAATTGAGGATTAAATGGTAACGACATTTTTGTAATGATAAAAAACACACGGTCGAAGTAACCCACCCCAGATGGTAAGCTGGGTAATCGCAGGCATTTAATTTTAACTTATGATGAATTTGCAAAAAGATTTATCAAGGAATTTGATGAGCTAACCAATGATTAAACCAACAGAAGAACATCTTAATTTAGCTTTGCAAATACTATCCAAGCTAGAAATAAAAGAGCAGGAAAGTGGTAGGTTTGAAAAGGCGGCAGTGTTATCTTACCAAACGGTTATAAATTATATAGTGGCGGATTATTTTGATAAAAATCCACATCTTGATGAAATCACAAAAAAAGAGATAGACGAAAAACTTAGACTAATGATAACCCAAACTATTTTAAATGATTTAGTTGATAAAGGTTTATTAGAAGCGGAATTAGACGATGAATGTAACGAGATATTTAGAATTACTGATTTAGGAAAAATGGTAACACAACAACTTAAAGACGAACAAAAATAATTGTGTTGTTATCATAATATTAATTTTTGATTAAGGAAAAGGATTAATGACTACAGAACAAGACCATCGTATATCTATTTTGAATTCTCTTTTAACTACACCACATAGAGACCTCAATAAGATTTATGACACCCATAAAAATGTTATAGATACAGACCCTAATTTCTATATTAAATTAGCTGCGTGGTATTTTGATAATGGGTCTATTAGAGATAGTAAGGAAGTGTTTATTTCCAACTTATGTATGCATCCAGATGCTGACTTCCGTGATGTTGGATTAGCCTTACTAAGAAAATTACCTCCATATCAACTATCTCGTGTTGTAGATTTTGTGCGTAGTAAGAAAAATGTCCCCCGATCTATGCGTACTGAAATAGTAAGATATCTACATGAAAGAGAAGAAAAACCTGAATGGTTTGATAGTTCTGTATTTAAAGCTAAAAAATATCTAAAGAAACTTTATGCGTCTTTACATATTCCTAGTGGTGATCGTGCTCAAAGAATTTTGTTTAAAAATGATCCACCACAAAATAGCGTATTGTATACGATAAAACAACTGGCTAAAACTGATAATCCAGTTAAACAAGCCGAATTAATCATTCAAAATAAGATTCCATATACCGTAGCTA